CCTCCCTGTGATTCTAAAGGGTTAGTTTCAAATTGGACAGGTAAGATACAAACATTAGCATCACATGAAAAATCATATACATTGTTTTCACCTACCTTACTGTAGTCTGAAATGGGACAATATAATAAAGGGTCTATTTTACTATTGCCATTATCTGTGTCATATATTCTATCTGTTACTATGAAGAGTGGTTGGCCCTTATCATTTCTAGGGATTAAAAATTCATTAAATAAACAAACTAAAGCATCCCATCTTATATATGCTTGTTTTAGCTTATCTCCACGAGGAATAACATAATCTCTTAATTGGGAACTTTTTGTTAATGATAATTTTCTCATTAAAAGACGTTCAAAACTATTTGATTGGTATTGAGCTAATCTTGTTAAATAATGTATCATACCAACAGAATTATATCCCTGAGATGCCTGAGTTTCATTAACATTCTTTTTCCATCTTTCTTGAAAATTTTCATCATTTTCAGGAGATTCATAATCTTCATCAGTATATGTAAATATCTCATCAAGAAATTCTCTTTCTCTTTCTTCTTTAGTTAGATCAGTTCCTGATTGAACATGTCTAGAAAAATTGTTAAAAGTAGACCAATAGTTAATACTATTTATTAATCCTAATAAACCATTAAGTTCAGGAAATATCCCTCTATCAACAGCTTCATTAAATTTTGCTCTGTCAATGTAAAGTTGATCTCCATCAGGTGGTTGGTATCTACCTTGAACTGTTACAACTGAAATATTATGATCAGTGTAATTAGTATAGTTATCTGCTCTATTGCTTGTTGCTCCTGTATTTGTTCCGTAGTACGTCATATTTTTATTTGAGGTAAGTTGATGTCATTGCGTTGCCGTCTCCATGTCCCATAGCAGCATTATAATCCGCTTTGTGTTCCTTTGATTCTTGGTCTAGAATTACTATGTCAGCCCCATCTCCTCCATATTCAGCTGTGGCAAAACTAGGGCTAGTAAGGGATAAGGCAGGTATTTTTAAACTTTCTAAAACTTCACCCATTGAAGTTAATTCAGTAAAACAAGTATACCCACCATCTTCTCTAGCTTGGAAACCAAAGTTTTTTACAAATCCTAGCAACCCATCATAATTACCATTTGAGGATTCTTTAAGTTTATTAATAGAATTATATATTTTTTCTTGGGTAATTGCATTTGTGTATATATCAGCCTTATCTTCTACTAATTCTAAAAAATTAACTATATCTCCATTGTTATTAACATAAGGACACCATCCCCATTCTAACAAAATTACATAACCTGGTCTCATATAAAGCATTTCCATTATTTCTAATTGCTTTTGATTATGGACTTCAAAATTAATTTTTGCTTCTCTTAAAGAACCATAAGCACTTTTAGTTCTAATAGTAGTATCTACAATACCAGGCATAGGAACAATTCCATAGCCATCAGAGGTTGCATCTGATCCTATAGCAAAATCTCCATATGCTAAATTAGTTTTTAATCCTGGACGGGGAAATGATCCTCTTACTTCATTTACTCTTCGTAAGGATTTTCTAACTATAGGATTTCCTTTTTCGTCTGTCCTTCCGGTTTGAAAATTTCTTGCATAGTCACTTAGTATACCCCCCTGTAGGATGAAATTTCGAGATAGAGCTGCTCCTTTTAATCTTTTAAAACTTTGATTTCCTAAATCTCCTATATCTATCCCTACGTCAGAAACATAATCTACTAAAGATGTTGCTCTTATAACACATTGTTTATTAAGTGCATATGTGTGATGGGCTCCTGATTTAATAGTTACATTTCCTAATCTTCCTTTATAACTTTTTTCTGAATTTTTACGGTTTACATTTCCCTCATATTCATTAAATTTATCAGGATTACCTATACTAATTAATTCTTCCCTAAGTTTTAGTTGATCTCTAACATAGTCTCTAAATGTATCCTTAAAAATACTCATCTATCATTATTAAATTTTGTAAAATCACTTACATATCGAAGGGGATCTATAGGAATTCTAATTTGTTCACCTAATGCAACATGATAACAGTCTTTTCGTAATTTATTAGGATTAGCAGCTAATATTACCCACCAAAATTGTACATCATTATAAAATTCAAAGCTTAGATTATCTAATCTATCTCCATCTTGAGTTATAATGTATATATCGTCTTGATTTAAAGGAATTTCGGGTAAAATAGTATTGATATAATAGCTTTTTCCCCTCCTATTTCTTAATTTTTGTATATCTCTAAATCGATTCATTAGAATTGGTTTTGTGGGTTAAATCTACCAATAAGATCCTCTTGTGATAAGAAACCACCTGTTGAAGCATTTTGATTAACAGCATTATTATCTATAACTTCGTCTAATGTAGGATTGTTATTTTCTTCAATCTCATTAGATTCATCTGGTAGAGGTTCTAATCTATAGTCAATATCAGCATATATTGGGCTGTCAGCTACCCCATTATTATTACTAAGAACATCTTCTCCATCTAGTAACTGTGCATATTTTTGACTATCTTCTACCCCAATTTCAGGTAGTAAAAATGGTGTTGTTGGGCTATTTGATGGAGCAAAATTGTGTACTGGTTGGAAATTACAAGAAACATCTAAAATATGTGGGTATTCATTTAAATCTCTATCTTTACCATTTTCATCATGTCTAATTTCCCAAGGATAAGCGACTGACCAACTTAAATTTACTGATGTAAAAAAACCAGGAATTTCATTCATCCAATCACCAATAGTTAAGCGAGAAAATACTCCACGCATTCTTCTGTTTTTATACTCAGGGGCTGTTTGTGCAACTAAATAATTTAATTTACGCCATAAAGGTTTTTGTTCATGTCTTGTTTGGGTATGAATTTTAAATCCAAAATCTATAGATCTATCAAAACCCCCGTATGTATAGAATTTTTCTGCTCTACCATTATATTTAAAAGAATTCCACTCTCCAGAAAAATTATCTGCTATATTATCCAAGAGGGCTCTAAATAAGATTACATTATCACTCATTGGGTTTTCAGTATCTACTACTGCTATTCTAAATTTAATGTAATCTTTAAATTTACTGTTAGCAACTGACATATTTAAATCTTGCCTTTTAAAAATACCAGCAGCGGATATTCTGTCTATAGTTTTTATATCATATACTGCATATTCATCTTCAGGGCCTGTGGGTTCAATTCCTGGGTCTCCTAATTTGTAAAGATTGATTCTAGTTTTTTCATCTGGTATAGGTTCTATTTCTGAAATAGTACCTTCAACTGATCTATAATCTCTATGTTTACTAGTTGGGGTAAGGGGAGCTTGTCTTAAAGGAAATAACTTTTGGTTAAATAAAGGTAAGTAACCTCCATTATCTCCTATATCATTAAAAGGATTACTTTTATATTTTTTGATTTCAGTATTTCCAATGCCAAAGGTTGAATGGGGACCACCACTATATTCTTTAATATTAATACCGCCAACATCAAAAGTATTGACATTATCGTATATTGAATGTAGAGTAAGACCATCGGGAAAATCATCTCCCCCCTTATTTATACGATCTCTAAGGGTAGATTCATATTTAGGTCCTCCATTAGTAGAATCATAATTATATCCTGATTCAAATTTTACGTCTAATAATCCATCTTTTCTAAATCTAATGCCTGCTGCTCCTGTTCCAGCTGTTGCTAAAACACCAATAGGTAAAGATTGGCGATTTCTAGGGCCTCCTATTGCACTTTGTAAAAATGATGTAATTCCAGTTGCTTCAGGTAAAATAGGTCCTAATGGATTTGTTGCAGCTAATGCTAATTGTGATACACCCCAGGCTATACCATTTGGACTAATTAGGACTTTTCCTAATCTTTCTACATCATCTACAGCGGATTTACCTAATGCTATAGCTCCACCCCTTACAAAATTATCAGTTACTTGGCCTATTAAGTTTGTTGTTCCATTAGGTTCCTCTTCTACCCCTGGTAGGTCTTTTAAGATTAGAGGAGGATTATCTCCATATCCTAGTGAACGTTGTTCAAAAAATGACCCATCAGGGTTTAAACCATTTGCTTCGGCGAGTAAAAGGAGATTTTTTAAGGATATCGCCATCGAACATTAATCAGGGAGATTAGCTATATATTCGTCTGGAGTTACTCCATCCGCATCTAAAGAAGAGGGAAGTACAGCAGTAGCGGCCCCACCATAGGAATATTGGTAAGCAGGACCAACTAATGATCTACCGGCCTGATCGCTTAAGGGACCTCCGTGTAATTGTGATCCTGCTGGAATACTAAATGGGGATAAACCTCTTTCTAGATCCTTTACAATAGGAAATGCTGGGCCTGTTTGAGAATCCATATCTCCCACGGGAGCTGTTTCTCCTTGAACTAAGTCGTGAATTGATGTTAAATTTTTTAATGACATGATTATGTTGTTTTGTTATAAATATCAAGCAAATGTAGGACTCGCCTGAAGTGATTGGGTTCCTCCTAATCCTTTTCTTCCATTACCGTTAGATGCGGCAAATGCATCCCATTTATTTTGAACTACTATAGGCTGTGGTTGAGCACTAGCTCCCGTTTTTGGTCCAACTTGGAGATTATCACCCGGTGTTGTGCGGGCCATACCACCATAATTATCTGTGATTGTAAATGGACCTTTACTTGCGGGTGCAAATCCATCTCTAACTGTATTTCTTGCCATAGCTACAGCTCCTATTAAGGCTGCAACTCCTGCTAGGGCTGCTATTGTTCCTACAATAGGGCCTGCTTTTGCATTTTCACCGAATATTTTAGCAACTGCTGCTACCATTTGTATTGCTGCCATTGTTTTAGAGGCTACTGCTAACGCTACAGTAATTCCTATTAAGGCTCCTGTTAAAGCTTTTGATTCTGCCAAGAATGCAACTATTGAGCCAAATGCCTCTACTACAGGTAGTACTGCTGTGGCTACATCTCCCATTATAGTTCTGAATTTTTCTTGAGCTAGTGCTAATTTTTCCTGTGTATCTAATTGTTCTAATTTATCTGCTAATTCGTCTTTACCTTGGGCCCTAAGTTGCTTAGCATTCATACCCATAGTTTCTTGTTTAAATAACATATCTGATAGAGAATCAGATGACATTCCCATTGACTTAGCTAAAGCATCCTGCTGTAGGGTATTCATTTTAGTAAAGTCAGTAAATGTACCCATATTTTTAGCTAATTCTGCTGCTACAGTTTCTTGATCACCTGCTAATGCTGCTGCCCTAGCACGTTCAAGGTTAAGTTGTTTACCAGTAAGTAATTCAGCTTCTAATTCGCTTTCAATGCTACTTTCAAAATCAAGTAGGGCTTTTGAGCTAGCTACAATATCATCTATTTCGGCACCTAATAATTTAGCAGCTGTTACTGCTTTAGCTATTGCTTCAGGATTTGCCCCTAATTGAGCTCTTAATTGACCCGAGACTTTACCTGTTGCTTCTAACACACCTTTCATATCAAGTTGAATTCCTACCCCTCTTTGCATCTCATAAGATGCCCCTAATACATTTTCCTCAACTTCCCTAAAAGTTTGGCCTGCTCTTTGACCTTGGAATGCTAAACTACCCGCGGCTTCACCTGTAATTCCTACGATTTCAGTTAGTTTAGAGAAAGTTTTTAACATATCTCCACTAAACACAACACCAGTTCCTAATTGAGCATTAAGACCTGCGTTAGCTTTACTTAACCTTACGGAATTTATTGCTACATCACCTGAGTTAGCTGCTATTTTTGCAAATTGGTCTTTTATTCCTATAGCTTCTTTCTTTGATAAATTAAGACCCCTACCCATTTGAGTAGTTTCTTTATCAGCAGCCATTATAGCTGTAGTGAAGGCTGCAGCAGCACCATTTGCTACAGAAAGTAATTTGTTCATTACTTCCTTCTTTTTATTAGCCTTTTCTAATGCTGCATTAATTTTCTTTTGAGCCTCTTCAGTTAATTTTGCTTTTTTCTCATCCTCTTCTCTCTGTGCTTTAGCTTCAGCTAAATTAGCAGCATAATCTTCTGTAGTTGCTGCTTGGGCTTCTAGGATTTGAGATATTTGAAGGAGGACACCTTTAATTTCATTAAAAGCTCCTTTTATCTCTTCGGCGCCTTGCCCTAAATTATTAATATTGTCCCCTGGATCTGCCATAAATTAATAGAATTGTCCCATATAAATATAGAAAAAATTAGGTTTTATTTATATTAGGTGTAGAAGGTATGTTTCTCATTGTTTGCTGAGAAGTATTCATAGCTTTTCTTTCTTCATCAATACGTTTTTTATGGAGATCATCTATTTTTTTAATATGATAACGTCTAATATGAATTGGCATAACATATACTTCAGAGTATATAAAACCCCCATTTCCATAATATACTAAATCATGAATTTCTTGATAAACTTGAAATTTATAATTCGGAGTCAGGCCAAAAAAAGGTGATTCCAATTGGAATCCTAACCTCCTTTTCTCCAACTTCTGTTTCAATATTAAAGACTAAATCTACATCAGGTTGAATTTCTTTGATGTAATTCCTTAATGCCCGAGCATCACGTGCTAGTAATTGGGTATCTACAAATTCACGTATATTTTTGCGTTCAGTATCTCCATCAACAGATAATATCATATGTTTTAGTCGAGTACTTGGTTCTGGTGATTCATTTTTTCTAACCTTTTTTATTCCTTTAATCTCGTTTTCAATTTTTCTTTCATCACCATGAGTAAGAATTTTAAAGGTAATAGTCTTTTTGATTGTTGGAAGGGTAAATTCAAATTCATTTTGACCTTTAGATATAAGATCTTCTTCTTTTAATTCTTTATCCTTTACTTCTGTAAGGTCAACTGTGTGTTCCTCGCCATTTAATTCAAAAGTGTAATCTTTACCATAACCTAACACTCTAGCTGCAATCATAATTGCATTTTTATCTCCTACTATAATATCATTATAATCTATAGGGGTTATAATTAGGGATTTTAATAGTTTATCTACTACTGTTCCATTTTTAATGTAACTTTGGTTAGTAAGAATATCTTCCTCTTTTGCAGTCATGTATTTCATTTCTAAAACACCTTTTGAAAGGGGATTGTCTTTTGGGTAAATTAGTCCTTTTGAGGGTAAAGTAACTTCTTCAGTTGGGAATATTTGTTTATTTTCCATTTTATAACTTTTGTATGTTTGCATATACATATGTAAAAAAAAGAGGTGCTTGCGCACCTCTTCAATTTTTATATATAAATATTCTTAGTAGTTTAAGATTGCATAATCCATAGCAATTGTTAATGTAATTTCCATTGGATCAGATGATGTCCAATCACCTCCCCCAAATTCTGCGTTAGTTACGTAAGCTCCTTTACAAATCCATTCTTCAACAACATCTCCAACAGGACCTAAGGTATTAAATCTTATGTCTTTTTTATAGAAATCAGAGTAACCATCTCTACCTGTTACTGATTCGTGGTGGAGTCGAACCCATTCCATCACTGCTTGTGCACCTGAGGGTGTTACTGGATCATATAAAGTGCAAGAAATATTAGACCAATCTGATTTGCCTTTTACTTTTCTTTTAACGTTTATATGATCGAGAACTACTTCTTCTGCTACGTATTTTGGTTTATCTGCGGATTTTACGAGATATGCAGGAATGCCATCTATGTAAAATATAAATCTATTTTTTAGCTTAGGTTCGTAAGCGGTAAAAAACATATCTGCTGAGCTAAGTATTGCCATTGTGTTGTTATTTTGTTATAAATATAGAGTTCTTTAACTTTTAGTCATTAAATGTGGCTCCTGTTGGTTGTATTGTGTAATCTAGTATTATAAATTCAGCTGTTCTAGTTGGTTGAATAAATATTTGGCCTACTAATTGATTTCTATCTATAGCATCAGCTGTATTATTTGATTCATCCATTACTACTCTAAATGCAAATAATCCTTGTCTTTGTTGAACTGATTCTAAGAATGGGTTAACTGCATTTAAGAATCTATTTCTAGTTACTGTTGTATTTTGTTCAAATACTAAGTTTTTAGAAGTATCTCCTATAAAGTTTTTAAGAGAAATAAGTAATCTTCTTACATTAATACGATCTAAAGCACTTGCTTTCTTTTGAAGTGTTTTCTGACCATATGCTACTGGTCCTACTCTTGGGAATGTAGCTATTGGATTTACTTTATTATCATATAGTGTATCTCTTAAAGCTTGAGTTACTTTAAATTCTGTTCTTACGATTGGTAGGCCACCTCTATTTAAACCAGCTGGTGCAAACCATGGAGCTGCTATTTTATCGTTAGCAGCATAAACACCTTGCATTACTGTTGAAGCTGGAGCCCATACATTTCTACTTAATTCAGAAGAGGGGACTTTAACCCAAGGCCAATAGGTACCTGCAAAGTTAGTATTTAATTCGCCTGCTTTTGAAGTTGCAGTAGCTACTGTTGAATCATAAGGTACCATATCTGTTATGTAGAAGCAATCTCCTCTTTCTTCACAAAGTTCAATTGCTGCTGCTACTGCACTCGAGTAGTTTTCTTGATAAACTCCTGGAAGGGTTAATGTTGCAAATCTATATTCGTCTTTATTTTTAAGAATATTTAAAGCCGTTGTATAGTCAGAAGCTTGTAATCCTTGAGTATTAACACTTGAAATTTTATCAAACATTAATAGAGGTTGAGATTGTGGTACATTATTACCTGTGGCCCCAAAGAATGAACCACTTTGAGCTATTGGTAAATTAGTTGTATATGAATTTCCATTTAAATTAGTTCCTACTGAACCATCATTTAAGAAATAATCTGGAGTTTGTAATGAAACACCTGATACTCTTATAAATTTAGATTTATTTGGATAATCACCGTTTATTCTAATTGAGGTTTGACCCTCCATAGTTGTTGGTTCTGCAAATTGATCACCCACTAATTTTGAAATATAATTATCTGCTTTAGGATCTAAACTACATCCAACAAATGTTTCAAGTATAATTTTATTAGTTAAATTATCATCTCCTCTTCTTATAGTTAAATTAAATGTACCAGCAGTTGTATTAACTCCAGATATTTCGTATCTTAAATTGTCAAGAGAACCAGTTTTTAATGATCCATCAGAGAAGTGTTCTCCACCATCAGTTGCTGAGTTAGAGTTGTTTAATACATCTCCTTTTCCTAAAGTTTTTAATGTAAATGCTACATCACCAGAACCATCAGTACCGCCACTTAGTGTTATTAACTCTGTACCAATTGTACCACCTGATCCTGTTTGTATAATGATTGAATTACCTGCGGTTCCAGCTGAAGAGGCTGAGATTCCTAATGAGGTGCCTGCATCATTAACGGTAATTCCTGCTCCTAAAGCATTTGATGTGCCTATTTTAGCTACTAAAGCATCAACTGCGGTATTTGGAGTTGATCCCGTACTTACAAAGAAAATAGGTGAATTATCAGCTGGTATAGCTGCTGGGTCAGATGCTATAAATCTAAACTCAGTTCCTCCTACGGTTATTTGTAATTCATCTCCTTCATCTTCAAAGAAATCATTAGTAAATTCGAATGAACCTGTAGCAAATCCAGAATCTGCTCCTTGGTTAGCTACTATATTAGTTGAAGTAGCCGTAGTAAATGAACCACTTCCTACTCTAGTAACTAACATACTATTACCTCCGTTAGCAAAGAATTTTTGTACCGCTATTGAAGTAAAGAATTCAAGGTTTTCAGAAGCTGATACAAAAGTTGTTCCAAACTTATTTTTAAAATCGGCAAATGAACTTACTACTGTGGGTTGTTCTACTGGCCCTCTAACCGTAGGACCTACAATTGCTGCCCCTACTTCTACCGGAGCCGGGGTTATGAATGATTGGTCGGTTTCTCGTTGAAATACACCTGGTGATACTATTTGTTCAGCCATTATTTTCTAGATTATTATTGTTATATATAAATATGAACTCTTTCATCAAAACCATGATGAATTGAAGCCAATAATAAATATCTAGAGAATATCCGAACCAGTATAGAAAATTTACTCTACTGGGGTAATAGTACCATCTTCAATGTTAACTTCTCCTTTTCCATACTTTTCAAAAAGTTGGGTTGAAATAGTTTGTTCTTCTTGGGATAATTTTAAAATTTCTTCTTTTAGAAGATCTTTTTGGGATTGTAAATTATCTTCAGCTAATCCTATTTGCCCCCTTTGAAAAATTAAATTATTATTTTTTTTACTTAAATCAAGTAAAGCCTCTAATTCTTGAGTCTCTAATTTTTTTGATTCTTTGATCGCCATAACTTTTATTATTTTATGTTTGCATATACATATATGTTAGTTTTAAAAACCACTAACTAATTCCATTTAGAGTTGTAATATTAGCCATAGTAATTCCATTAATGTTTGTAATACTTGCTTTAGCAATTCCATTATAACTTGTTAAGTTAGCAGGACCAGCAGCTCCAGCTTCGTCATAGTCTAAATAAGCTGTTGTGCTAAAGTTTATACCGTTGTTAGTGGTGCCAGTACTTCCAGGCTGGCTATCACTAAAATCCGATGTAAATTCAATTACAGCACAAATAAAATAATCATTATCTCTTATAGCTGCATTTGCTGGAGATTCTGCAGACGTATTACTTTTGAAGGCAAGAGCATTATTACCACTAGCACTCCAACCTGACGTCCCTGCTCCATAAGTGGTATTAAACGTTATGTTATTAAAATCAGTATTTACTATATCTGCACTGCCATCTCCTCCAAAAGCTGTACTTGGTACTATTATAAAAGTAGCGGAGTTGGCTGAGGAGCCCCCTCTTATATTAAGAGTTGAGTTTGTAACATCTCCTGTTATGCCACTAGTGTCAAAATAATAAAATACTCGATAAACAGAAAAAACGTTGCCTGATCTACCAAGTGAATATGAATATTGAATTGCATTTGCTGTCTGGAAAGTAGGATTAACTGAAGTTATATTAGCTGTTGTACCGTCTCTAGCATTAGCGTGACTTGATTGGTTCGTGAGAGCTAATCTTCCCCATTTAGATGCATTTAAAGTTGCCATTTAGGTAAGTAATAAGTTGTGTTATTAAAATACGTATTTGTAGGAGGATCAACAGAGTATTGTTGATATGTTACATTAGGTATATTAAAAAAGTTTGTTTCATTTGGGTGACTATTCCACCAAGTAGCGACTCCACCTTCTTTTACTAAAGATAATAATGAAGAGGAAAAATATATCTGATCTTCATCCCCATAAGTATCATAAAATACCCCATCGTATGTTGATAATGAATCTTTTACATCATACCAACTACTTGTTATTATTGTTACGTTAGATCTTCCACTTGCCCAAGCTTGAGCTTTTGGAATTATATCGGGATGATTTTCAACTATTGTATGAGAGGATATAGAATGTGAGTGCATATAACCCGCTGATATTCCCATCCCAAAACCAACCTCTAGTATATCTCCACCACCTTGACAAACATATGCTGCAGAAGCTGACATTAAGGTATCTTCCCAAGACATCATTACCTCCCACTCTACATCTCCTTCGGTGTAATAAATCTTATCAGATTCAAACGTTAAATTTTTGCTTATATAAGTCATTAAGCATGTACAATATAATCATTACTTGGGTT